GCCAATCATGTTAACTGTGTTACGAACTAGTGAAGTCAATGCCTTAGGCTTACGACCCATATCACCTTTCATATCACCCTTGTTAAACTGATCAACGTCAGTAGGTGTTAGTAACATACCCAATGAATCAACTACAAACAATACTTTAGGACGATCTGCTTCATCCATTGCTCTATAGTCTGCTACAAATACTGAAATAGTCTTTGCTACATCATCAATCATTGACATGTTTAATTTAAGAAGTTTTTCTTCTGATGTGTCAACTTCTAAGGCCTTTAGCCATGATTCATCAAGTGCGTTCTCTGAGTCAATTAATACTACAAAGATGCCTTGATCCTGTGCGTGTTTTACAATGTTACCTGAGCAAAAGTAAGACTTACCTGCTCCTGATTCACCTGCAAACACAGTAACCTTACCTAGTGGGACACCTCTATTAAAGTCTCCTGAGATAAGATAGTTTAGTGCATACGAGCCTGTTGAGATCCAATCAGTTGGATCATTAAAGCCGCTACTCATGCCTGAGATACTTTTAGTCAAGTCCTTACGGAACTTACTAACATCAAACGATTTAGCCATAGTTACTCCTTGTTAAGCCATTTTATGTAGGGGACTTTACTCCCCTACATTGTATGTGATTGATTATTGTGCTTGACGGTTTCTAATCATTGCTAGAATGTCATTCGCATCGCCGCCACTTGCAGGTGCCGCTTCAGCAACTGGAGCAGGTGCCGCTACTGGAGCAGGTGCCGCTACTGGTGCTGGAGCAGGTGCCGCTACCGGTGCCGGAGCACTTTGGCTTACTGCTGTTGCGTTTGGTGATGCCGCTTTCATTGGATCACCTGTACGTGCTTGCATCCCACTTGGACGGAAGTACTGTGACCAACGATCTGCATCATAAGGTTGTCCGTCAACAGATGCTTCAAACATCTCTTGCATTACCTTTACACCAATCTCGTCTGGCTTCTTAGGAAGGAAATCACCTAGATTAAATAATCCATTAGTGTTTACAGCATTCATTTCTGCATCAACAAGTGGACGCTCTCTACGAGCCCAACTTGATGTTGAGTAATCAGCATAACCACCTTTAGATGTTTTGTTAAGACGGAAGTCTACGCCAGCAGTATAATCTGTTGGTAATTCTTCCATGTCTGGATCCATAAGCGCCTGCTTAATGATTTGAAAAATCTGTGGACCAATAATAAAACGTCTAATCGGATTTTCTGGAGTTGAATCTTCTCCAATTGGGTTTTCAGTTACAAAGCCTTGGAATACGTATGAACGCTTCTTCCAATACTTGCGACCCATATCTTCTAGACTTGGATCTTTAAACCACCCACGTACTTCATTAAGGATAGTACAGTTGTCGCCATACATTTCCATGCATGGTACTTGTACTTGAACTGGCTTACTGCCTGGTTCGCCTTTAACTCCTGGAAAGGGTAACTTGATCATAAGTCTTTCTGTCCAGAAAAACGTATTGTCTGTGTTACTGTCAGGTAAGAATCGTAGCGTTGCGCTCGCGCCTTCCTGCATGTTCCAAAATGGGTAAATTGCGTTGTCGCCGCCGCCACTGCGTTGTCCGCCAGTGTTCGCTTCTTGCTCTTTCAGTTTTGCTCTGATTTCTGCTAGTGATGCCATAATTATATGCCTCCTATAGTGCCTTTATGGTTGTGTTACGTGCCTTTAATGTTATAGCACAGTTATTATTATATACTGAACTACAACGTTTGTCAAGTCTTTTTTTAAAGAAAAAACATAAAAACTTACAACAGGACTATTACAGTCCTGCTAATGCCTTAATACTTTGAAGATCTGAAGCGCTCGAACTAGATCGTTGTCTTTCGCTCTCGCCAATACCTGCCGCTGCCTTTAGTGCGTCTATACTTGCAGTAACAGCCATTGTAACTTTCTCCGGCTCGTGCTCATCTTCCATCTCTTGGACTGCTGGGCCTTGCATTACTGATTCGTATTTTGACAGAATCTGCTCAATAAACTTCTTAGCAGGATTGATAAACTGTTCACCGTAGTCTTTTTCGACCATAGTTAGTACTGCTGTTTCGCCTTTTGGAAATGCACCATTCTCTCTATCAAATAATGATAAAATCTTTTCTGGTAGTGGCACATCTTGGTCTTTTTCAAGTGTAATTTCGTCACCGTCTGGACCGTCAATCTTGTCGCCTTTTTTCTTACCATTCATTTTAGCCTGACGTACTTTGTTAGCATATGCATTGCCTTCATCAGCGTCTTCGTCATCATCGCCGTCTTTCTTGTCATTAATGGCCTTCTTCATTGGCTCGCTAGTGTCGCCGTCTTTGTCCATATCTAAAAAGTCTGGTTTTGCTTTCTCGCTAAACTGACCCATCATTTCTTCAAATCCTGCTTCAATATCATCAGTTGTAGGAATCGCATCTTCTTTTGTGGTCTTATCGTTATAGCGTGGATCACCGTCTTTCATTCTTTTGTATGCAGGTGTGCCGCCTTTTTTGTCAGCGTCAGTAACGTCCATTTTATCTGTTCCGTTCTCTTGCTTGTCATCTTCTGCTTCACCCAAAATATCTTCTGGACCTAGCGTAGTTACTGCATTTGCTTCACTTACTAATTTGTAAATGTATGGAAATACACCTTTAAGTTCTTCATTAAACTGCTTAATAGTAAGTTGTGCAGTCCAATCAGTTGCAACATCTTCTGGAACGTCTTCCATTACAACACTTGTAAAGTTACTTGTTGTTTCTGTGTAATATGCTTTATTTTGTAATTTTGCTACTGTACTTTTAACTGTTTCAATACGCTCATTTACAACATCCATATAACCTGCAAGACCTTCAGCCATGACACTGCTTCTTGACATATATGTTTTAAACTTACGCAGTTTATTCATTTCTTCTGATAACCCAACAATGTGTTTACCAAAATCGTCATACATGTTGCCGCCTTCTGCAACGTGTCTTGCCATTGCTCTTGCACCGTTCAAATGTTTGAATGGATACTTAAAGCGTTCGCCATTTGTGCTTTCAATATAAATGCTTCCAATCTTTTGTGATCGTCCGCCTGCTAATTCTTGGTTAATGCTTTCACTGTGCTTTACACAAATTCTTGCATCTGCTATATTCTGGTAACTAGTCTTGCTAGTTCCGTACATCGTTGATTCTGTCATGGTGTTCTCTCCGTTCTTAGTAGATAAGAATTTGTAATCTCTCTTTTCTAAATTAGACTTTTGTATGTCTCTTACTTCAAAATTTAACATTCTCTTCTTGGCAAATACTCTTATTTCTTTCAAAAAGTCGTACCACTCTTTTTTAAGTGAAGTATTGTCATCGTCAAATAAGTCTTCGCTGTACATTATTACAACGCTTTTCTCATCTAAACTTACACTTACTTTACCACCTTGATCGCCGTATCTAAAATCATAGAATCTAGATTCGCCTGGTACATTTGTTACTACGCCTTCTTGATTACCAATTGTGATATTTTTAAATCTACCACGTAGTTTAGAAAACAGTTCTTCGCCAATTTTATTTAAGTCTTTCATGTTAATATTTATCAATAATTGTTACTAACGAAGATCGGCATTGGTTCAATGTAATCTCCGTGTTGTTCTGCTTGGTTAAATGTTTCATATATTCTTGGATCCCAATCTTTAAGTACATCCATCATCCTTAATGCAAGTAACGTAGCACTAACTAAATCATCAGTTTGTCCTAGTTTTGCATTGTAACTAGACCCTGTTGCTACAAAGTTTTTAAGTTCGCCTATCATAGGTTTACTGTGTATTAACATTTTATCGTTTTCAATCATAGTTTTTAAGCGGCTACATGCTGTTACTTTAGTACCATGTGTAGTGTTAAATCCTTTACGGAACTTTCGTACATGTCCTTTACGTATTGGTTCGCTTACAAATAGTCCGGGTATATTCTCTTCACCAAAGTCTGCAATAACAATAAGTGCGGCTTCGCCTAAACCGTTATTTTCAACACTCCAGTATATACCAGTAGAGTCGTTAGTCTCTTGTTCGATATGTTTACATATGTCTGTAAGTATACGTATCTGTGCAGGTATAGGTGTAGTGTTATGTTGCCACTCTGCTACTTGCTCGTAACTAGGTAACTCAAATACTTGTATAGCGGCATTGTCGCCGCCTGTGCCCATTGATGGATCTAATGCAACACAATATGTAAATTGACTTGTAGGCTTCTTATACCAGCGTGTCTGACCCATATTTACTAATGGTGATTGGCCGCCTAGTGTTGCTAATTTAATTGCGTTAATTAATGTTTCGTCATATACTAAGAATTCACATCCGTACTCACGCCTAAATCTTTCTTCACCAATACGTCCTAATTCTTCTTCTTTCCATTTCTCATCTCTATCAGGATGTTCTTCCCAATAACTGCGGAAACTATGAAAGCCGTTACGTCCGAGGTTATTTTCATTGCCGTGTTCGTCAAACTTATCTTCTGCGGCTTTCCAAATAGTAGCAAATGTATCTTCATCTGAGTTAGGTGTACTTGTAAGAATTGCTCGTCCACCTGTTGCTAGAGTAGGAGATATAGAAGTCCAAAAATCAACAGCGACATTTGGTTGTACAAATGCAAACTCGTCACAGTATAATAATGATATAGACATACCACGTCCTGTGTTGCCTGTTGTAGTAGCACTAACAATACGTGAACCATTTTCAAATTCAATGCTACCTTTATTATAGTTAGTAACACCTGCACGTATATGGTCCGGACACATTTCGTATCCATAACGTATACGTTGCATAATCTCTTGTGCGCCTGTATACTTGTGAGCGGCAATTAGAATTGTTTGATCAGGTACAAACATAGCATACCAAAGTAAATAAATTGCCGCACAAGTAGTTTTACCCGTTTGTCTTGGTAGCATGTTTATATTAAATCTATAATTGTGGTAACTTGATAATAATCGATCTTGATATTCAAATGGATCAAACAACAATTTGCCTTTTACAGGATGTTGAATGTATGCAAAACTTCTAGCAAAATACATATATCCGTCGTCTGGATCTGTGCATTTAAGCAGTTGCTCTACTTGATCGTTTGTAAATGTTTCTCGTTTATTCGCCTTTTTAATTAAGACGCCGTCTAATGATGTTGCCATGTTAATATTTAGTGAAAAAAATAGCGTCCTAAGACGCTATTGAGTTTTTATATTTGAGGGATATTAATGTGAGCCGCAACTACTTGCGTATAGTTTTTCAAACTTTTCTTTTCCGCAACCAAATTTAGGACCTACTTTTTTAAGCATTTCATTTTTTGAACATC